CTACCCGGTGATTTCGCTGATATTCAGGTCCGGAATTGCTTCGGACCAGACGATTTCCTCGTGGTCTCGCTGGTAGTTTCTGGTCATGCCCTCGCTCGCATGGCCAGCAATTTTCTGACCGTCCTTTCCGGCTTTCTTGTACAGGTGGAGCGATAACGCTCGAACCTCGTGAAAGCCCGGCATCTCTTCTTCTTTCCATCCCTTGTAGCATTCCGCCGCGTCTCGGGCGTCCTTGAACGCTCGAGTCAAATACCTCTCTTCAACCTTCGTCCAGTGGTCCTTGGTCTGCGCCTGCTTCTGTTTGAGGCGATCCGGTTTGCGGTGTACCAGGTACGGCGAGACCACATCGTCACGGCACCGACTGATGACCGCCTGGAGTTCCGGTGTCACCCGAAAGCGAATCCATGCCGCGTCGCTGGCCTTGGCCGTCTTCTTCTGCACCACGTACAAGTGCCCCTGTCGGACACCGTCGAACCTCATGTCGAGGATGTCTGTCCGGCGTTGCGCGGTGATCAGGGCCAGGTCGATCGCATTCTGCAGCCAAGCTGGCGACTTCTCCCTGATGGCCTTCAGACCCTCGACCGTATGACGCTTGCGCAGTTTCTTCTCGATGCGATTGATCGTGCTTGCCGCCGGGTTGTCCGGGCACAGTCCTTTGGAAGCGGCGTGGTTGAATATGTCTGTCAGCAGCGCACGGCACTGGTTCGCCGTGCGCGGCGTAAGCGCATCCAGCATTTCGGCGACCATGCGAATCGTGATCTGGTCGACGGCCTTGCCTTCAAACTGCTTGCGGAAGCGCCTGAAGTGCACCGCGTATAAGCCGAGGGTGCCCTTGGCCAATTCCCGAGGCGGCAGAACGTCGCGTTCGTAGGTGTCGAGGAAGCCGGCAAACGAATCGGTGGGTTGGTTCATCACAGCGCCGACAAGGTCAGCGCCGCGCATAAACTCCAGATTTAATTGCTTCGCGGCGTCGATTGCCTTGATGCGATCGGCGCCGAACTGAAACCACTTCCCATCTGTTGGCCGGCGGTAGCGGTATGTCGAGCGCCGCGCATCGAAGTACAGGTTCTGCGGGAGGTTCTTATTCGCCTTGTTCCGCGGCCGAGGGACCATCATGCAGCTCCTTTCAATACCATCGCCACCAGGTCGTTACCGTCCGAGCGGATGAATGCGGTCCAGTCAACGTACCAGAGTTTCCCGATCTGCTCCCCGGGCACCGCGCCGTTTCGGATGTGGTTGCGTATAGCTTGCGGGCACTGCGGGGTGCCGTTCTCGCCCCAGCGCCGGCGCTGGAACTCACTGATTTTGATCAGTTCTCGTTTCATTGGGTGCTCCATGCCGCGCGTGGCGGCAGAAGGTGGTTAGGGTTTGTTCGTGCCGACCATGGCCATGCCTTTGGCGAGAAGGTCGGGCAGAGATACGGTCAGATATATGCGAGGCTTGCCGATCAGCTTCGTGGCGGTGAGGGCGATTTCAATTTCGCCGATCTTCGAAAAGTCCACGACCTCGAGCAGAACGGCTTCGTCGGCGATGCAGTCCTCGCTTTCAACGCGAAAGGCCATCAGCCGTGCAACGATTAATTCGGCCATAGGAATTCCTCACCCGCCGTTCACCGGCAGGCTGGTAGGTAAAAAATCAGATGAGGTTTGACATACAAAGCGGAGAAGGTCGGCTAAGGTTTAATCGTTCGCCTCACCAGTTGCAGCCCAATCAGCTCGTCCCTGATGCGATTGGTGAAGCGAGCACTTTTCACCGTGGCCCCTTGTAGCAGTACATGTAGGCGAACCAGGTGAGGGCGATCATGGGGTCACCTTGATGTCGACTTCGTCATGAATCCACTCGATATCCAGCAGGTCGTCGTCATCGATCTGCGCCCCGCGCAAATCATCACTGGCCAGCAGTTCCTCGACGTCGTCATCTGACGCGCCCTCAATAACCTTGCGAAAGTTGACGACCGCTCTCCCGATCAAAACGATTGTTTTGCTCATGGGATCACTCCGTACCCATCAGGTAGGTGGGTTCAGTTGCTTCTGCGAGCCAGTCTCGAAGGCACCCGCATTCGGCGTGCGGCGGATCTTCGTCGGTCCACTGCATATCGAGCGTCTTGTCGCTGGTCAGCTCCACATTCCAATCCACATATTCGGCCGGATCGTCGCCGTTCATTTCAGCCAGGACACGACGCGCCTCGTCTTCGCTTGTAGCGGCAACCCAGTCTTGATCGCCGACGCTGTAGCAGCGCAGATCGGGGCGAGCCGGCTGGCTGCCATCGAGTTCGAATGCTTGATCTTGGTTTTCTTCAGGCATGACTGTTCCTTTGCCGCTATAGCGGCTGACTTTGAAGGGGGAGGGAGTTAATGCGGGATGGAGTACTGATGCACTCCAGAAAATGAATTTTATACTCGATGACTTTTCGGCATCTTGGATGCGCTAATCTCGATGCCCGTGAACCTGTCAATGTTTGTTGCAGTAGAGTGTCGCTCAAGGGAAAAGCAAATGCGTAATGGGATATGCGGTTTGTGCGGAGAGACAGGGATCTTAAAAAAAAGTCACCTGCTCCCTAAATCAGCCTACAAGCAAGTTAGAGATCTGCCCTCAGAAGGTGGGAAATCACCTATGAGGATTGACATGCAGTCGGGCAGATTTGGGAGGACTGATAAGCAGGTGGATGCTCATTTCCTATGTTCAAAATGCGAGCATCTTTTCTCCAAACATGGAGAAGCAATCGTTGCCAAGCATTGGGGTATCCATCATGAATTTCCTTTGCTTGAGCGACTTATGGCTATTAGTCCCGCAGAAATGAGCGTTCGCAGACGACTGTTTGTTCCCAACCAACTTCCCGATGAGTTGAGTTTGGCTCTCTACTACTTCGCAGTCAGCGTATTCTGGCGCGCAATAGAATGGCCGGTCCCGGCGCCGGGCATAAAAAGCTGTAAGGGCGCTTGCACTGGGGCGCAGCTAGAAAATCTGAAAAGGTTTCTTTTGAATCCGCACGGATACATAGAGGGTTTCTTGCTAGTGGCGGACGTTAACACTCATCCAGAAATGAACGGGATTATGTCGCTACCAGCACTAATGGCTCTTCCAAACATCAACGGCATACAGTTCGACCTTTTGGGGATTAGATTCATGATGTTTGTTGGTGATAGCCTCCCTGAAGAGCTCGAATTTTTACAGCGGAGGCTAAACCGCAGCTTCATTATTGTAACGTCTGATCACTCCGGAAGTAATTCGGCGAAGCAAGTCGCTAAATTTCTGCACGACAATGATATTGATTGAAGTTCAGTGATTTCGTAGCCGACCGGCTTAGTGTAGACGTTGTGGTGGGCTTCATGCGGCCACGGCTTCGCGCTGGTTTACCTTCCATGGGTCATTGGCCCGAGCCAAAGCTGCCATCGGCGGCGGGCTGACACTGTTGCCGCACATATGAACCTGTTGGGTTTTAGTGAACGGCTTGCCGTCAGCGCCGTGGCTGATGATGTAATCGGTGGGGAAGCCCTGAGCCTTGTACAGCTCGGCCGGTTGCAGCATCCGCAGGCAGATGTCGACGATCACGTACGGCGTGCCCTTGATGGTGACGGTGACCAGGGCCAGCCGGTCTTTGGTGGTAATGGTTGGTGCGGGCTCACCGGCGCCGCTCACGTTCTCGGTGCCGTAGTAACTGATCAGGAATGCCGCGACCCGCAGCGCACCGGCTTCAACCTCCGGCGAAAGCTGGAACTCGACCAACGAGCTCTTTCCGCCACCGCCTGCCGTGATGGTTGGTGCTGGCTCATCCACCGCCTGGCCAACGCTGGCACCGAACTGACGCTCCATGAATGCGGTGACAAGTCCGTGGTGGGTGCCGCCGGCGCTGATGGTGTGCAGCGGGTCGGAAGCGTCTCGCGCATCGCAGTTGCCGCGCAGGTGCACCAGGTTGGCGGTCACCAGTTGCTGCTGGCTGCCGGTATTGGTCACCGTGGTCATCGGGTCCTCAATGCTCTTGGCGTCGGTGGTGTTGAACCCACCGTTCATCTGGGCCATGAATACTGTCGAGATTCCCATCGCGTGGGCGGCGCCGGCTGGGCGCTGATAGTTGCCGCCGCTGGTGATGGTAGGCAGCGGCTCGTTGAGCGCTTTGCCCTCATCGGCAAACCGAAACTTCACCAGGTGCGCCGCGGCCACCGCGCGGTGGTTCTGGGTCATCAGTGTCCCGGCCGGCTGATCGACGGCCACCGGCTTGCCCGAGTACTCAGGACCGCCCGCGCCGACCAGCACCGGGCTGATTAGCGTCAGCTCGCCGCGGTTGGCGCAGGTCACCGTTGGCAATGGGGCATGCGGGTCATTGATGCGGTCGCTGCCTTGGTGCGTGGCTGGTGCGATGATCGGGCTGGCCATGGCGAACGAGCCCCCGCGCGGCCAAGAGGTAACCGTGCGCAGCGGGTCGTGGGCTGACTGCACGCTTTCTCCGGACCAGTTCGCGATCGGCACGATAAACGGGTCAGCGGCATCGATGACGAACTTCTTCATGCCCTTGGCGATCCGGCGCAGGGTGGCCGGTGCCAGCGGCTTTGGCCGATCAAAGATGCTTTTGCTCGGGATCGTCCAGTCGATGCACTCGGCGGCGGTGCGCCACTTCTGCTGGCCCTTCACCGGATGCTTGGCGTGGGTCGGTGCCGGCCAGACAACCGGCTCGCCGTCGCACCGGGCGATCATGAACAGGCGTTCGCGGCTGGTCGGCGCGCCGAAGTCGCAGGCCCGAACGACTCGCCACTCGACGACATAGCCCAGGTGCTGCAGCTCGGCGACAAAGGTTGCCCAGGTCTGGCCGCGCCGCTTCGGGTCAGGCACCAGGAACTGCTGGTGGACCGGGACGACTTCACCCGGTTCGGCGATGCCGCCGCCCAACTTCACGACCCGGCCGGTAGCCTTGCAACGCTTGGCGATCAGCGGCCCCCACTGAAGGATCTGCTTCACGTTCTCCAGGCTGATGACGCGGGGCTTCTTCTTGCCGGCCCACTTCAACCCGATCCACGACAGGTTCCGAATCTCGCGCTTGCGCGGTTGGCCGCCGGCGGCCTGGCTGTGATGCGTGCAGTCCGGCGACATGTGAAACCAGCCAACGGCCTTGCCGCCGCATTCGGTGTCAGGATCACCGTCGAACACGTCGGTGGTGTAGTGCACGGCGCCAGGGTGGTTCACGGTATGCATGCTGATTGCTTGAGGGCTGTGGTTCTTCGCGACGTTCACCGCGCGGCCCAGGCCCATTTCCAGTCCGGTACCGGCGCCGCCGCCACCACAGAAGAAGTCGACAACGATCTCATCGTCCTGAGTGCTGAAGCCGAGTCCGTATTGAGTTTTGAAATCGAAGGGGTGTTTCTTCTGTTGTGCGGACATAGGGATACCTCGCCTGATGGCTTCATGCGATCATTCGGATGAAAGAAAGGGGGTTATATGCATTCAAAACGGAACAAAATCTCAGCAGCACTCACAAGTTTTTGGTTCTTCTCTAGCTCAACCATTGTTATATCGTTGGTCATTGCTATATGGGTTTATCGCTTAAAATTTGGAGGGGTTTTATCGGATAACTCTTCTGATTGGTCGAATTTCGGTAGCTACATGGGCGGGATTTTTGGGCCGTTAGTATCTTTCGTTACTCTTCTAGCTGTTTTGAAGACTGTATATCTTCAGCGAGAATTGCTAGATGCGCAGAGTAGAGAATTCGATCGGATGAATGTTATTCAGCAGCAAACCTTCGACGCTCAAATAACTCAAAACTCATCGATTGCTGAGGATGCCAAACGTAAGCGAGTAACGGATTTTCAGAATACTGTTTTGCAATTGCTCAATCAGCAGATTTCATTGCAAGAGGGTATTATTGATTCAATCGAAAAGTACGAAAAAGAGATATATGAAAAAGTTGGTCTTCGTAATGACGAAAGGATGGCGGCCATCACACGCTCGATTGAGGAAAAAGGTAAGGCTCTCAATGTTGTGAAGGAGCTTTCTCGGCTTTCGGTTGCTGTCGCGATGTTTGAATATAAAAATGTTGCCCAAATCAGAAAGATGGTCGTAGACAAACTCGACAAAGTACTTCCATGGTTTTCGGATTTTGCTGAGACCATTACATATGAACAGCAGTGAAATACATGGCGGCCCCGACTTTCGGGGCCGCCATTGAGATTACTTCGGATCGAACGCGCTCAAGGACAACACAGCAGCATCGCCGCCATAGCTGCCGCGACTGCGATGCTCCTTCAGATAGCGGCAAAGTTGGCTTAGTTCCAGAAGTTGGCTGCCAGCGGCGGGACTCAGGCTGCTGCGCGCCTCAGTTGCTCGGTGAGCTGAGTTGGCAAGCCGCGCAAGGTCAGCGTGCCACCGACTTCGTCAAACTCGATCTTCGACCCGAGCAGGTGCTGCTCGAAGCTGATCGACAATCCCTCGGCACGACCAGTGAACCGGCGGAATTTGTTCAAAGTCTTTTTGTCCACCGGGATGGCTTCCGATAGACCGTAATCTTTATCGCGAATGAAGTCGGCGAACTGCTTCGGCTGGTCCTCATCGATCAGCTCTGACAGTTCGTCGAGCGTGATTGGCCCGCCCAGCTTGGCCTGTGCCATGGAGTAGCTGACCAGCGCGTGCGTTTTCTCCCGTGCCGCTTCTTCGCCCAGCTCTTCGCTTTCCACGAAGTCGCTGAACGCCTTGAGCAGGGTGCGGGTCTCGCCCGGGCCGTCGACACCTTCCTGACAGCCAATGAAGTCGCGGAAGTAATCGTTTGCCTTTCGGCCGTTCTTGCCCTTGATGAACGAGATGTACTGGCGGGATGCTGGATTGCTCTTCCACTCGCTTAAGTTGATCCGCGCGGCCAGATGGATGTGATCGAGATCCAGGCGTCGAATAGGCATCAGCGTCAGCCCTTCGGTCATGATCACCGCTTCGGTTTCCTGCAGCAGGCCAATGACCAAATAGTCGGTCATGCCTTGCACGTAATGGCAGAAGAGGGCGCTACCACCGATCGTCAGGTTGGATTCTTCCATGAGCCTTGTGAGGTGTTCCACGGCGGCGCCGCTGAAATCCACAAAGCTTTCGGTGCCGGCCATGTACTTGCTGAGCCAGCCGCTGAGAGGGAAGGCGCCCGATTCCGCATGAAAGAAGCCCCAGGCCTTGCCGGTCTTCGCGTTGTAGCTTTCGTTGAACTGACTCATCAGGTCGTCGCGAGCCTGGCTTTCAATCAGTTCAGCGTTACCGTAATGCAGTATTGCTGGAGTGCCGTCGGGCTTCTTGTCGATCTTGTGGATGATGCTGTGGAGTACAGGCATTGCGGTTACCTCAGGTAGGCGCCGCCCTCCGTAACCGGTGGTGGCAATTTGGTTTGAAATAGGGTCTGATTCGCAAGCGGCATGGAGCCGTTAGGAAAAGAAATGTCGAAAAAAGAACATACGGACAGCCTCGCGGTGGAAGTGACAGGTGTCAGCAGCGGCGGATTTAAGAAAAAAGCTTTCATAGTCACGCCGATTGGAGGCGCTGACTCATCGACTCGAAGGGCCGCAGACGGACTCATAAGTTCGGTCCTGAAACCTCTCCTATCAGAATTGGGGTATGAGACGCATGTGGCACATGAGATCTCAATAACTGGCTCAATTACGCGCCAGGTAATCGAACATATTCTTGAGGACGATTTAGTTGTAGCGAATTTGTCGGAGCTTAATCCGAATGTTATGTACGAGCTGGCAGTTAGGCATTGCTCTGGTAAGCCTGTCGTTGCAATTGCGGAGTTCGGTACGAAGCTACCATTCGATATAGCTGATGAGAGGACGGTTTTTTATACCAATGATATGAGGGGCGTTGTAGAGCTTAGTCCTGCCCTCCGTAGTGCGATTGAGGCATCTATTGGTAAATCCGAACAAGACAATCCAGTTTTGAGAGTTCGGCAAAATCGAGCGCTACTAGAATCACTTGATCAAACCGACGCAAAAACTATACTTATCGAGCGTCTTGATGGGATTGAGGGCCTCTTACGAGGGTTGACTAGTGACCGACGGAAAGATGTGTTGTTACCTCCCATCGCCAACGGGCTAAGGTTCCAATTGTCTGCATCGGAAGAGTCAACTGAAGAGTTTGTTAAAGCAATTGCGAAGTTCGGTTACGATATATCTTGGTCGGCGACGCTAACGAACGATGGGAAGAAAGAGTATTTGGTTGAAGTAAGTGGGGCAACCAAGGTAGATGTAAATAAGCTCGCTCAAATTGCCGGTAGCGTGCATGTTGAGATTTCAAAAATCCAGGTGTATTAAAATCCTCATTCAACTTAGCTGTAGAAAGCTTTGATTAATGACTTCATCATCAGGCTCTGGCGGATCGTCGGCGAGAGACTTCATGCCGGCCTTCCGGATGAGTCGCGACACCTTTTCGCTAACAATAAAAGGTGTCGTGACACATCGAAGCATCTGAGCAGCGGTGTCGAAGTCGGCGGCGATCAGATTGCGCAGCAGGTTCTGATACACCTCCTGCTGGTTGTTGAAACCGTGCTCTTTCATCAAGCGCTTGAGGTCCGGCATAAACACGCCGGCTACTTCAACTTTGAAGACACCAACACCCTTCCTCGCATCGTCCTCGGCTTTCTTGGCCCGTTTCTTCTTCTGCTTCAGCGACTCCGCTGTCGGCTCCTGCTGTTCCTTGGCCACGGCCTGCCTCTTCAATTCCGTGGGCTGGTATATCTAGCCATGTCTGTCTTCGGCGCTGGCGCACCTGGTTGCTGATTCGTCTCATGCGGCGACCTTCACCTGATGCCAGGCACCTGCGGCGTAGAACAGCTTCGCGGCCTGCGCTTCGTCGAGCGTGATCTCCGCGGGAACGGCGATCCAACCTGACGCGACGAAGTGATTCGGGTTGCAGCTGTTCCGCAGCTCCAGGTAGTAATGCTCAATGGCATCCGTCAGACGCTCGACCTTGTAGATGCCCTCCGGCGATATCTCCACCGACTTGACGTACTCGACGCCGCGCTCGTCTCGACACATGGCGCTGAGGTAGATCGTCCAGTGGTAGGCGAAGTCGAACAGGGCGTTGGCGATGGCCAGGCTCCGAATCTGCCGGCAGCTTTTCCAGTTCGCCATGATCTGCGCGCCGCTCGGGTTAATGTTGACGACTGCGACGTGATTGGTCCGGAGCAGCGCCCGGCAGCTCCGCTCGGCACGGGCAAAGCCGTTGTTTGCTTTGCGCTTGCTCATAACGCCTCCGTGATCCGCCGCAGCGCCTTGCGCTCAGCCGCGGATATGGCGGGGCGCCGGCGCTTGAGGACGGTGTCGGGATCGATCTTCGCCGAGCGCTCCGCCGGTAGCGGATTGATTTGAGCGGGCTCTGATCTGGAGAACCGCCCGCCCGCAGCCAGGTGCTGCTCGACCTGGCTGGAAAGCTCCAGCGCTTTATCGCGCCGGTACTCGATGTCATATTTCAGGTTGCTGATCATGCTCGCCACCTCATTCGTTATCAGGCGCTTAGCCGATGGGCCTGAGCGCGAGCTCTGTCCGCTACCTCGTCAACCATGCGATTCAGTTCCAGGTTGAACTGGACGAGCTCTATGTGCAGGTTGGCGATGTAGTCTTCATCGCGGTAAATCGTCTCGATGTAGAGCTGACACTCTTCGTCTTGGCGCGAATCGAACGACAGGAAATCCCACCACTTTCGTCCCGTGACGAACATGCAGCCCTGAACCTGCGGCATGTGTTCTTCGGGCATGCCTTCGAGCCACGTCCTGACGTGTATTGCTTCATTGAAAGGGCACTTCGACTCAGTACCGCCGTCGTTGTTGATCAGGCCGTCCGGCGAGCAGCCGAGCCAGTCGTACTTCGGGTGAACGATGAACTCTGACGGTATGACGATGTTACCGGTCAGCATCTCGTAGGCGTCCTGAGCCTTCTGTTCCTCGGTGTGACCCCACTTCATTGAGGCGCTGCTGACGTTGTGCTTCGACTTCTTTGCCAGTCGTTCGAAGCACAGTTCGCGCATGTAGGAGGTGCGTGCACCCATGGGCTCGCGCTTCCCATTTTTGTCAGGCTTCCCCCAACCGGTCTGGCCGCTAGAGGTCGAATGGCCAGTTCAACCAACCGAAGGGATGGACCTCACGGTCTCGGTCACGACTCCCGATACGATCTAGTAAGCCAAATGAGCCCGCCAAGTGCGGGCTTTTTTACGCCTGGAGAAAAGTGATGACTGCAACGGAGAAAGATCGCGACATCCTCGCGCGTACGCTGTGGGGTGAAGCCCGTGGTGAAAGCCTGGCCGGCCAGATTGCCGTGGCCTGGACCATTCGCAACCGCGTTAACGACGGAAAGGCGAAGTCGTGGTGGGGGGAGGGCTACGCGGGTGTTTGTCAGAAGCCGTACCAGTTCAGTTGCTGGAACAGGAGCGATCCGAACTTCGCCTACCTGAGTGGCGCCAAGCCGATCCCATTCCGTGAACTGGCACAGGCGCGGATTGCTGCGGACCAGGTGATCGACGGCAAGGTGCCGGATCCTACTGGCGGCGCCACGCACTATTACGCGATTGCCATGAAGACAGCCCCGGCCTGGGCGGAAAAGGCCGGGCAGACGCTGACGCTCGGCGGGCACGTATTCTTCAAGGATGTGCCATGAGTCCCCCTGCGTGGAAGTTGGTCGGCATTCTACTGCTGGTGCTGACTGCCGCTGGTGCATTGTTCAGCACCTACTATCAGGGTGTGACAGTCACTCACGCCAAATGGCAGTTGGCATGGAGCGACCGTAACACCCGAGACGCCGAGGCAAAGGCCACCAACGAGGCTGCCGAGCGAACCAAAGAGCAGGCCTACCAACAATCAATCAACAAGGCGGTTCAAGATGGGCAACGGATTATCGATCAAGCGACTACTGATGCTGTTGCCGCTCGCGCTTCTGCTGACAGCCTGCGCGGGGCAGCCGACAACCTTGCCAACCGACTCGCAGCCAGTGAAGCCAGCGGCCATTCCTGCACTGCCGCCGCAAGCCAGGCAGCTTCCCGCGCCGCAATGGTGCTTGCCGACGTGCTCAAGCGCGCTGACCAGCGAGCGGGCGATCTGGCTGAAGTTGCTGATCAAACCAGAGCCCGGGGACTGACCTGCGAAGCTGCGTATGGAGCAATGACGAAATGAGAACTAGCATTGCAGATACAGTTGCAATGCGCCGTGTCCGTAGCACAAAGGATTTGTCGGAGCTTGCTAATTTTCACTTGGGAGAGGTCCAGTACATGAGGTTCGTCAAACCATTGTTTGTCGTTATCAGCATTGCAAGTTTGTCTGGCTGCACTTCCGCTGAAATGGTTTCCTCTCCAAACTCTGGATCCGCCTACGCGCCTGTGAACGAGAGCTCCAGATCTGGGATTGTGAAGTATCTGAACGATGGCGCGGATATTGTTCGCAAACAGCGTCGCGAGGATGCTTACAAACAGATGCATGATGCTTGTGGTGGTCAATACCGAATTGATGCTGAAGGATCGAATTCAGAGGGCGGGGCAATCATAAACTCGGGTTCTGGCAGTTTCTGGGCACAATCACATTATTGGTACATTCAATTTTCATGTGTGTCCAAGACTTGATATTGCTTGAAGGTTGTCAGTCACGTTCAACCTCACTGATAAAAACGGTGGCTGTTCAGTGCCTGCCGGTGCCGAAGCCGGCGGCGTGGTTCATGGAGGCGCGCGCGCCCGACTTGACCCAGCGCATGCTCAACGAATTATCGGCATCACTGACGCCGGTGACCAAGGATTGATTGCGCTGGCAGCGTGCCAGCCCTACGTGCGGGAAGTGACTCGCTGATCCTACCGGCGCCCGGCCAATGGATCGGAACCTGTCAGCTCCTTGATTCTGGAGCACAGTTCGCTGAGCAGTTTGTTATTGGCCATCATCTCCCAATTGTTTTTCGTCTCGATGTCGGAGGCTCTGCGGTTTGAATCTGCGAGCTCAGCCTTGGCCTTCACCAGTTCGGCACGCAGCACTCCGCATTCTCTGGTGGCATCAGCATGCATCTGCACCAGGCCGAAGATGTCTTCGCGGGCTTTGCGCAATAGCAGGGTCAATTCCTGCACCTCGTTTTCGGTCACGCGCAGGAAGTAGCGACAGGTCTCAAGCTCAGTCGGGCAGCCAAGCCAGTCGCTGGTGTCTTCGATTTCGAGGGGGTCCATGGTCATGCCTTTTAGATACTGTTTGGATATACAGTAATCGAGGCGGGGCGATTGGGCGAGGGTATGACGACGAGCAGTAGGTTTGTGTTTTCGGCAGAACGCCGGAGGTGGGAGTTCTTCGGGGAATATCTTCCCCAAAATGCAACCGTTTGGACCAATGTTTATTGGGTTCTAAAGAGTCGCAAAGAGTGCTGCTTTTTGTGGTCTTTTTGTAGCTCAAGGCCTTGATAATAAAGGCCTTGTTTGATTTCTATACGGCATCCCAGGCTTTGACACAACAAAGTCATTCCGACGTCATCAGCGCAGCGAGTGTAATTTTGATGAACTCTTCGTTCTTGTCGACCGTTTGAAGGGCGCCGCGGATTTTGCCGCCGACCTCGACCGCTCCACGCCGCTCAGGCCAAGGCCTAAACTCCATGATGGCATCTGGCTTAAAAATTGCTTTATTTTTGGTGTTGCGATGAAAATTAACAATATTTTGGCAGTGAAAAAATCGAAGTGATTTAAAGTTCCCCAACTTGAGTTGCATTCTGCCTAACATGGAGCGTTCCACAAAATGAATATGTTTATAGATATAGTTGGAGCTTGCAATTTAAGCTGCCCGTCATGCCCGATGGGGAACTCTGAGAATAATAATTTCAAAAAAGCCATGCCGCTTGAGATGTTCAGCAAGATTGTTGAAAAAGCTAAGCAAGAAGGCATTTACTCGATTCATCTATATAACTGGACCGAGCCATTGGTTCATCCGCGCGTTGGCGAGTTCATTCAAATAGTGAATGCCGCTGGCCTGCGAAGCGGTATTAGCTCTAACTTAAATATCGGAAAAAATTTAGAAAAAGCGATGATGGCTGAGCCTTCGTGTTTTCGTGTTTCGCTTTCTGGCTTCCATCAGAAAACCTACGAGCAGGGGCATGCTGGAGGTGATATCGAAGTAGTTAAGCAAAACATGATTAAATTGCATGATTTAAAGCGACAGCACAACCTTAATACGCAGGTCGAAATCTTCTATCATCGCTATTTAGATAATTTTGAGGATGAGGGGTTGATGCGCGAGTTTAGTGAGCGCTTAGGCTTCGTGTTTTCTACTGGTAACTCTGTAATGATGCCGTTGGAAAAAAACCTTGCTATTATCGAACGTGATCCTTCCGTCACAGAAAAAGATCGTGAGACGCTTGAGAGGCTCTCATTGCCGCCTTTTGATGATCTTATTAATATGATAAAACATTACCCAAAACACTCTTGCTCTGTAAAGGATGATTTGGTGGTGCTCGACTGTAACGGAAATACTATTCTTTGTTGTGCTATTTTTGACCAGTCCGAGTACCAAGTTGGCAAGTTTCTAGAGTTGCCTCTAGAGCAAATCTCGAATTTAAAATCAACTCAGAAAAATTGCGTCGACATCTGCAACCGGTGCATGAAAAATGGCCTGCATTCCTACACCGCATCACCGGACGTAGGGCCTATGGCACGACATGCTGTCAATCGCATTATTGATTTTCAGCATCGCAGCCTACTTGAACTCCCCATCGATAGCGAAAAACTTGGCCGGTACAACGAAGTCAGTGCCGAAAATTTTGATGAAACTCAGTACTTTCAATCAAATCCAGACGTGCTGAGCGCGGTCATAAGCGGTGCCTTCTCCAGCGCCTACCAGCACTACCTGCTTTTCGGCCGCTTTGAAGGTAGACCTGGAGCAGGCACTCCTTCGGAGCATTGA